TTACTGACGGGCATTACTTTTTCCCTTTACGCTTTCCAAAAGCGCCGCCTGAACGGTGCTTTTCTTCTGTCTCCGGAGAATGACCGCCTCATCGGCGGTGTCTCTGGCGACGATGTAGTGGAGGAAAACCGGGCGTGGATGCCCGGCCTGCGCCTGTCTTGTAGGGCCTATGCGCTCACAGATCTGCTGAAACTGTTCGAGGTTCCACCACTGCGAGAAAAAGACCAGGATGTTTCCGCCGTCCTGCAGGTTGAGCCCGTGCCCGGCGGAGGCCGGATGCGCGAAGAGGATCGGAATCCGCCCGGCGTTCCAGTCACGAATGGTCTGCGGGTCCTTGTCGAGGTGCCGTCCCTGCGGGAAGCGCTTGAGAAGCCGTTCAAGATCGCTCTTGAAATGGTATGCGACGAGTACAGGCATGCCGGCAGCTTCCTCGACGACCTCTTCAAGCGCACGGAGCTTTTGATCGTGGACTTCTTCCCAGGTGCCTTCCTCATCGGTGTAGACCGCGCCGGATGCGCACTGGAGACACTTCACCGAGAGAGCAGCGGCTGAAAAGACCGTGAGCTCCTTTCCGGAAGAGAGTTCCGCGACCATGTGCCTTTGAAGGCCGTCATAGACTTTGCGGGCCGCCGGCGGCAGATCGACGTAGATCGTGTTTTCGATCGGTTTCTCGATATCGAAGAAGTCCCCCGCGTCGAGGCTGACCGTCACGTCGGCAACGGCGCGCTCGATCTCTCCTCGCGCTTTGGGCGTCGGCTCCCACTGGACGGCGTGCGGATCCGCTCCTACTCTGCGCTCCGTGAAGTACGCGGAGTGGAATGCCGAGAAGGAGCGGCCAAGGCGCATACCTCGATCAACGAAGTAGTACTGGCCCCAGAGGTCTTCGAGGCCGTTGGGGGCCGGGGTACCGGTCAAGCCTACGAAGCGCTTCACTTTTGTGAAAGCAACGTGAGCGAGACACTTCGCCCGCATGCCGCCGCCTCCTCCTAGCCTGAAGCTCTTGAGCTTCGTCGACTCGTCGGCAATCACGGTCTTGAAGGGCCAATCAGCCCCGAGCTCCTTTTCAAGCCAGGGGAGATTCTCGTAGTTCATCGCGTATGCGTCAGCGGGCATCTTGAGCGCGATGCGCCTTTCCTTTGCGCTTCCGACCACCGGCTGAACCTTGACCTCGAGATTCGACCATTTGTGGCACTCGTCCGGCCACGTCGTCTGCGCGACTCGGAGCGGAGCCAGAATGAGCGCCGGGAAAGCATCCTCGCCCAGGCGCTTCAGAAGATCGAGGGCGAAGAGCGCGGAGGCGGTCTTTCCCATGCCCATTCCGGCCCACACCATGGCGCGCGGGGCGCCTATGATGTGCCGGATGATCATGTCCTGATACGGCCTTGGGGTGAAATTCACGGCGCGCCCCTCCCGGAGAACGGCGACGCTCCTTCGGCGAGCAGCATCCGGTCGATGGCGCGCTCGGAGTCCACGACGTATACAGCAAAGCCGCCGTCGGTCCGGAGCGTCTGATGCTCGATGAGCTGGATAGGCGAGGGCTTGCATCCCGGCGCCTTGACCTCGGCAAAGAAGCTGTGGCCGAGGAGCATGATGAGCTGATCCGGGGCGCCCCTGTGGCCGGTGAAAACCACCTTTCTGGAAACCCCTCCGGCGCGCTTCACGGCCCTGCGGAGGTATTGAATCATGCGTCCTTCCGGCGTCATCAGTCAATCTCCTTAGCCGCATCGCGTCCGGCGCCGCCGGCCGGAACTTTGATGTCATAGCGCTTGAGCGTCCGGTTGACCTTATGAGCGACCTGGACGGTCACGAGACGCTGCAGGTCCGGCTCGACGTGAAGGAGCTGCTCGAGCATGATCAGGGTATCGGCGAGCTCTCCGGCGAGCTCCACCTTGCGCGTCGGGAGATCGCCTTCGAAGTCGACGGCGGCGCGGGTGTAGTGGATGATGGCCGTCGTCGCTTCCGAGAACTCCTCGCCTGCTCTCCGGAGCACGTGCGAGGTGCCGAAGTGGTCGGCGATGCACCTGATCTGGTCGCACTTAGTTTTCGTGATTGCAATCATGATGCGTCTCCTTCTATGTCGTCGATGCGTGCTGAGATCTGCTCGATGACCGTCTGGAAGCCGAAATTGATGAGCGTCGCGAGAAGTGGCACCTGGGAGCAGAGGAGCAGAATTGCGCCGCGGACTCGCATCCCTTCCGGCGTGTCGGCGAGCGGCAGACGGTCGGCAATCCGAAGCGTCTTCGATGCCAATGCCCGCTCGAGGTACCAGCGGGCCTTCTTGAGGTCCGTGACCTCCGAAGAGCCGGCCTTCTTGCCGGCGCGGCACATGTACTTGATCGCATTCCCGGTACAGAAGTCATAGGCCTCGCACACGTCGATAGGCTCGACGGTGACGCGGCAGGCCTCGTAATGCGGCGGATGGTCGATGATGTTGCTCATGGCAGCTGCCTCCATTCGTCAACGGACTTGATAAAGCCCTCGAGCTTCCTGAAGCTCTCAAGCGGTATGGTCATGTCGAGCGCCAGCGGATCGCGGGCGCACTGAAGACGAAGCGTGATCCTGGGCTTCTCGCCCTTGACCGCTACCGGGACGGCCGAAACGCGAAGACTGTCGCTAAACCCGGGGATAACGATTACCGGCGGGATGGGTCGCGGCTTGCGCGGCTCTGTGACGAGTGGAACGGTCATCAGGCGGCTCCTTTGCAGTCAAACTTGATCGTGAGTGCAGTATGAATATTCATAGCTCAGTCCTTCTTGTATCGGTAGGCCTCAAAGCCGGCCGCGGATAGCGGCAGCCCTTCGGCCCAGTCAGGGTTATCGGTCATGCAGGCGGCGAGGCCCTCTTCGGTGAAGTCGCCGCTGTCCGGCGTTTCGGTGATCAGCTCGTCGTGGACAGAAAGTACGATCCTGTAGCCGCGCTCCCAGGCGAGCTTCATGCCGTGGGCGAGGATGTCGCGGGCGGTTGCCTGCGTCAGGTTCTCCACCACTTTTCCGGCGTATGTCCTCAGCTCGCTCCAGCCTCGCGTGTACTGATTCATGCCGCGGTAAGTGAAAGTCGCCCTTACACCGGGGCGCGGCTTCTCGATCTGCGGGTAGACCATGCTTCGACCTGATGGAAGAAGCACGCACCCGTAGGCCCCGCCGCGACGGCCTATCCACACTTTCCCGACCTTGAGCGGCGCGCGGCCCTCGGGCGGGACCGGCTCGATCATGACCCTGCAGGCCGCTTCGATGTCGGCCCACAGCCTGGTGATCGCCGGGTGCGCCGCCCGCCATGCGCGCTTGATGGCCTCGCAGGCGATGAAGGTGTCAGGCTTGAGCCCGAGGAGCGCTTCCTCGCCCCTGTTCGCCTTCAGCCACCCGGCGAAGTCCGCGGCTTCCGTCCAGCACCCGGGATCGATGGCCGCACGTGTATGCCCCGCGAGCTCGTCGAGGTCCACCCGGTAAGCGCGTGCGAAGGTGCAGAAGGCTGAGACGCCGCCCTGATAGCCCATGGCGAGCTCGAGCACCTTGCCAATCTGGCGCTGCTGCTTCGTCACGTCTTCGGGCTTTACGCCGAAGGTGCGGCCGTAGGTCGCTTTGTAGAGATCGGGGCCCCTCCCGGCGTCATAGAGCCTGAAGGCCTCGAGCTTCCACTCCTCGCCGGCGAGCCAGGCGAGCACGCGCCCTTCGATGTTCGAGAGATCGGCAACGACGAGTTTGTGCCCCGGAGGCGCGATGATCACGCCGCGGATGCAGTTCGAAAGCACCTGCGGAATGTTCTCGTAGACGAGGTCGGCGCACTGCGACTTAATGGCCTTGATCGCTTCCTCAACTTCGGCCGGCTTCATCTTCCCCCGGGGGAGGTTCTGCGGCTGAAAGATGCGGCCGGTCCATCGTCCGGTGCGCGTCGCGCCCATGAACTGGAGACACCCGCGCAGGCGACCGTCGGCGCTCACGGCCTCGGAGAGCTTCACGTACTTCTGCACGGAAGTCCTGGAGTTTTCCAGGCGCTCGGCAATCAGCTCCTTCACGGGCTCCGGAAGGTTTGGATCATCGAGGCGCTTCTCCAGCGTCGTCGTCCGGAAGTCCGGCAGCGCGACGCCGTAGGAGATAAGGATGTGCCTCAAAAGCGCGTCCCTTTGTCCTACGCTCTGCACCTCACCGCAGGTGAGCTTGTAGACGGCTTTATCCGAACGCTCCTTCGCCTCGCACGAGGCGGCGACGGCCGCGCGCACGAGCTCGACGTCGATCGTCATGCCGAGGTCATTGATCTTCTGGTCAAGATACCACTCGTCCCAGAGCGCCGGCGTGTCGTTCCACTTCGGCAGGCGCTTCCACACCTCGCGCATCGCCTCAACGTCGAGGCGGCAGTACTCTACAAAGTGCTCCCAGTCCTCCGGATGCGTCCCGGCCGTCGCTCGCGTGAGCTTCCTGCCCGCCGGAAGCGGCTTGCAGAAGAGCTGTACGAGACGCTTGCCGTCCTTGTCCTTCGCCTTGTCGACGGGGAGGCCGAGGACCTCGCAAAGGTTCGCGAGACTCCCGGGGAGCGAGCACGAGTAGGCGAGGATCATCGTGTCCTGCCAGCGGTCCGGATCTCCGGCGTCGGGCCAGAAGCGCCTGATCACTGTCCGGTCGAAGGCGGCGTTGTGCGCCGTCAGGATGACCGAAGGATCGGAGAACGCCTCGAGGACCCGAGACGGAAGCTCCTCGCCCTGGGCGAGATCGACGACGCGCACGGGCTCCTCGTCGAAGGCATACGCGAAGAGCATGATCTCCGCGCCCTTACCGGCGTCGACGTACTGATGCGTGCCGGCGCTGATAGGCGTTTCGGAGTAGGTTTCCGTGTCGAGCCAGAGCCGTGGCATGGCGGCTCCTTAGATCCAGTTGTCCGTCGGATCGGGCTCGGTCGCGCGCACAGGGGCGCCGGCCGTGAAGTCGCCCGGATCGAGATCAGCCGGATCAACGTCCGGAAGATCGGAAGCGTCGACGACGGGGCGGCCGCTGAAGGCGTCTCCGTGGCCGAGGAACATGACCGCGAGCAGGTCGGCGCTTACACCGCGGTTGCCCTGCTTCGCATACGCCCAGGGCGTCGTGATGACGGCCACCTTGCAGCCTGCGTAGAACAGCTTCTTCGCGGCTTCGATGTCAAGACGCTTCTTGTCCGGACCGTAAAAGTCCGGCTGCTGCGTGGAGCGGCAGGTGATGTAGTAGTTGCCGGCGTAGCCCTGCGCCTGCTTCTGATTGCCGTCCTTGATCGGAGGCTTGGCCTTGAGGAGCTGGCGCGCATCCTCCTCGGAAAGACTGAGCTTCCCGGACATGAGGACCTCAAGCGCCTCCTGCATGAAGGCCTTGATGCACGGAGCCGACGGCTCCATCAGCACCGTCGCTTCGTACTTGGGCTGCGCTCCCTCCATCGCGCGGGGCTGGAACAGGGAGGGGAAGGACAGGCGTCCGATCAGAGTGACTTTTTTGGACATGAGAGTGGTTCCTTAAAAAACGTTGGGTAAATCTGCCGCTGTGACTTTGAGGTACTCCGGTCGCTTGTCGTCGATCGGAGCGATGACGGGCTTCGCCTCCGAGCGTGTGGTGAGCGCTTCGAGCTTCAGCCACTGCCGCTCCGAGATGCCGCCCGTTTTGAAGATCTTCTGGGCCTGCGCGGGCGTCAGGAGCTTCTTCGTGTAGCGCTGGTCAACCGGGAGCTTCATGCCCTTCAGGAGGGTGTCCGCGGCCTGCTCGTCCGTCCACTTCCTCGGACCTTCTCGTCCGGATACGAGCTTCCAGCCGGGGATCTTTCGCCCGGCGAGCATCGTCGCCAGGGCGTCTTCTTCCACGCGCTGACACCACTGCTTCACGGCGTCAACGTGCGAGAGGACTCCGGCGAGGCCGATGTCGTCGATCATCGGGACGGCCGCGACCGGGACTGGAACGCCGGTGGCCTTCGCGACCATCGCGGCGTAAGCCGTGCACCGGGCGGCCGCGCGGCAGAACTGACAGGTGCTCCGGGCGGGCCTGAAGCTCACCTCGTCGCCCTTGTCGCCGGCCTTCACCTCCTCGAGCGCGCGCTCGGCGCCCGCCCGGACCTCGCCCAGAGCGGCCTTGAAGTCGGGCAGATCGAGCGTCCACTCGGAGACGTTTCCGAGTCTCGGCTGCACGATGACCATTCGGACCTTCCGGATGTCGGCGGCAAAGTCGAAGCAGGAGAACGCCGCGCCCGCGTAGATCAGGAGCTGCGGGTTGTGCGTGGCTTCGACCTTGACGCCTCGCCCGAACTTGAGGTCGACGATAATCAGCTCGTCGTCGGCGAGCGCTACGCAGTCGGCCGTGCCGTGCGCGCCCTCCTCGCCGGTGAACTGCGAGATCGGCAGACACTGCTCGATCAAGCGCGGCTCCGGGAGCGCGCGGACGTACTCGAGGTAAGGCTCGAGGTCCTTTGCGACCTCCTTCGGATCGACCATCAGGCCGGCCGGGAGCGCCGGGAGCGGCTTTCCGGTGAGGAGCGCTGCCGCGACTTCGTGCGCGTAGGAGCCCTCAGAGGCGAAGCTCCCGCCATCGGAGTCGCCCTTGATCTGCGAGCAGAGCCACGCCGATCCGGGGCAGGCCATCCAGCGCGAGGCCGAGCTCGGTGAGAGAAGAGCGTGCGCCATGTCAGCCCTCCGCAGTGAGCGCGTCGCAGAGCGCCTGGTACTGCTCCGGCTTGATGTCGCCGAGACGCTGAGCGCCGAACTCCGCGAGGATGCCGAGGACATAATCGCGGCCTTTTTCGGCGCTCTTCGTGACGCAGAGTGAGCGGAGCGACTCGATAGTGACGGGCGCGGCATCGCTCACCTCTGCGCCGGTGCCCGGCAGGTCTTCGTGCGAGATCACTTCAACCTGCGGCGCCTCGGTCCGGTGCTTTGCGCTCTCTGCGTCCTCCAGCGCCTTTCGCGCGACCTTCATGAACTCGTTCAGCGCGGCGTACGCGTCCTTAGCTTCTTCCGAGCGCGCAAGTTTGATCCCCTGCGTTGTGAGCGCGGCAGTCGCCTCCGCCGCCTTCAGGTCGGCTTCGGCCTTGAGCGTCAGCGCCGCGGCAAGCTTCTCCATCGCTTCGGCATGCTTGGCAATGGCTTCTTCAATAGACATATCGTCGTCTCCTGGGTAAAAAAATCAGTTAGGGAACCAACGATCAAGGTCGTCGGCTATGACCATGTCCCGGGACGCGGAGACCGCAATCCAGTCCCAGCCCTTTTCTTCGATGAGGTCTTCATCCGCGAGCACTTCCAGCGCAAGCCGCTGAAAGGTGGGGCGGAGGAGCGTCCGGCGAAGCTCCCGGCCGTATGAGAATTCGTAGAGCGCCGCTTCATGGATTTCGTCAAGCAGCGCTTCGGCCCGCTCCAAAACCGCAGACTCGTAAATGTCCAGATAGGGATGCATCGCCGCCCCCGCTTACTTCGTGATCCGGTCGGCCGCTTCAATGAGGCCGAGAATCAGGGGCTTTCGGTAGATGAATCCGATGACCATGAGCGCGATAATCGTCAGGCCAACGGTAAGCGCAAGGAGCCGGTCCTCAAGATCCGTGCGGCGGGAGCCGCAGGCAGGCGCTTCAGGCCCGGTGAGGACAGAGAGAAGGAAAAAGAAGAAGGAGCGCTGGCGGCGCGAGGCGGAGGAGGCGGACATGGTGCGACTCTCAATAAACTACTAAAGGTAGTTTTTATGAATCGCACGATAACCCTTGGTAAATGAAAAGTCAATACCTAAAGTAGCTTTTTGGCCTCTATATAAAAAAGCCCGCATGACGCGGGCTTATCTTTAGGCTAGCTGTGTTTGAACTTTCTTCGATGTTCTACTAGCACAGCAATGACCGTTAGTTTGTCCGCGTCCGACACGTACGTCGGATAATCGGGATTTAGGGGAGACAGCTCAAAGACCATTTGGCCGCGAGAGTTGTAGCTACGCGGGCGATATTTTTTAAAGGTGACTTCGAGCCCGCCGCAGAGCGGATCGACGCGAGAGGCGACTACAAAGTCCCCAGGCGATGGGGAGATCGAAGGATCCACGATGATGATATCGCCCTGGACGAAGTCAGGCTCCATAGAGCGTCCCTGAATCGTAAGTGCAAAGCACTCATCTGATAGGTCTGCGTCCCCTATCACATAGTTTCCTTGGTCAATCGCGGTCTCTCGCGCCTCTACGTCACCTCCATTTGGGGATCCCGCCTGTACGTCCGAAAGGATGGGAATCCGCTTTTGCATGCCTGACGCGGCGCTGACGTTCAGACTAGCGAGGTCCCTTAGTTCTCTAGCCAGGCGAGGCGAAAAAGCGCCTACATCGACGCCAAGACCCGTAGCGATTTTTATCGCGGCTTTGAGGCCCAAGGCTTTACGGCCGTTTAGGTACTGCCATAAAAGAGCCGGAGTACCGATGTCAAAAGTCTTGGCGAAATCCTTTTGGCTTAACTTTGAGTGCTTTGCAAAAAGCTCCTTGAGTAAAGCGGCTTCGTCGTGAAGCGTTTCAGCTTTGATAGGCATAGAAAACCTCTAGGGAAATATATACCTATGATATCACTTAACAAAGCTACATTTAGCTCTTTCTAAAAACTACTTACGGTATAGTCAGCACATGGAAAGAGCTACCTTTAAAGCCGTATGCGAGTTCTTCGGCTCACAGAAAAAGACCGCCTCAGCCCTTGGCGTGACGCCGGGGGCGGTCAATCACGTCGCTAGAGGTCGAAAAAAGCTCCCGCTGTGGTGGTGCCTATCTATAGAAAGGCTTACCGGTGGAGCCTTTTCGCGCGAAGCACTTCGCCCAGACATACCTTGGAGCGCTTTTGATCGCCAGAGTGTTCACGAAAAACCGTGTTGGAGGCCTGATGCCCGCTGTTAACCCCTGCGGGGCCCGCCCCGCTGACTGGGATGCCGTGATCGCCGCAGGACTGACCGCGTGCACCCTCCCTGTCGTCCAGAACCCGCAGGTGCCGAGGTCCGCCTCGTCAGCCCTCAAGGCGCTCGGCAAGGTGCCGAGCCGGAAAAACGGCTACGGGGAGGCCGTCGGGTTCCCCGGCTGGACCACCCACGTCACGACGCCAGAGGAGATCGCTCAGTGGCGCCAGGATCAAGATCTCGGCATATCGATCCGGCTGGAGCACATGATCGCCGTCGACTGCGATGTCGACGATGCCGAGATCGCCCAAGGAATCTACAAGATCCTCTGCGACTTGATCGGCGAGGAGCCTCCCAGGCGCACGCGCGCAGACTCCGCCCGCTGGCTGGTCGCCATGCGTCTGGCTGAGGGCGAGCAGGTCCTCAAGAGCCGATACCTCCTTAAGAACGGCGAGTGCCTGGAAGTACTGGGAAAAGGCCAGCAGTTCGTCGCCTTCGGGCGCCACCCGAAGGGAAGCCGCTATGAGTGGACCGGAAGTCCGTCGGATATCCCGACCATCACGCCGGAAGTACTCAAAGCTTTTACTGACGCCGTCGTCAAAGAGTACGGCACAGGCGAAGTGCGATCCGTCCGCGCACGACGGTCCTCGACCGGGGACGCTTCGGAAGTGGCGAAGGACTCTCTCTACATGTGGCTCAAGGAGCATTGGGAGGTGCGCGAGCGCGCCCCCGGCATACTTGATATCCGCTGTCCGTGGGAGTCCGAGCACACTAGCGGCTCCGCATTCGACGGCTCGACCACCTACTACTGCGCGGGCACAGGCGGCTACTCCGAACCCGCCTTCATCTGCATGCACGCCCACTGCGAAGGCCGGACCATCGCTGACCTCACCGCGTGGGCGGCGTCTCAGGGCTATGAGCGCACGACGGCCGAGGACTTTGCCGACATCAAGCCTCTTCCGGACGCAACTCCGGAAGAGGCTGACGAGTGGGCGAAGCTCCGCGAGATCCTGATGCGCTACATGGACCCGAAGACCGGGAGCATCCAGGCGAACCTCGTAAGCGTGGCCGTTGGGCTCCAGATGGGGCTCGAGTACTGCGGCTTCGAGATCCGGCAGGACACTTTCACCTCGATGCCGGTTTTCCGGAGGGCGAAGGCCGAGCCGTGGCAGCAGCTCTCAGACGCACGCATGGTCGAGATGCGCAAGTACCTCATGGAGGAGCGGCACTTCGGCAAGATCTCCCGCGAACTCATGTCCGATGCGATCCTCTACGCCGCAGACCAAAACGCCTTCGACTCGATGAGGGACTATCTCGAACGGACGCTCCCCGAGTGGGACGGCGTCGACCGCATCACGGACTTCTTCCGAAAGTACTGCGGCGCGAAGTCCACTCCGTACGAGTGGGCGACGGCTCGCTACATGTGGACGGCGCTTTACGGCCGCGCGACCACGGTGCAAGGTATCAAGGCGGACATCGTTCCGGTCCTCGTCGGCAAGCAGGGCGCGCGCAAGTCTACGCTCGTCCGAGTGCTCGCCCCTAGGGAGGACCTTGCAGGAGAGATCTCGCTCGAAACGCGCGATGCCGACCTTGCCAGACAAATCCGCGGCAAAGTCGTCGTCGAAATCCCGGAGCTCGTCGGCATGTCTAAAAAGGACGTCGCCGCAGTCAAGTACTGGATCTCGCTCCAGAAGGACTCCTACATCCAGAAGTACCAGGAGCGTGAGACCGTTGCACCGCGCCGGTGCCTCATGATGATGACGACGAACGTGCACGACTTCTTGACGGATCCGACGGGAAATCGCCGTTTTGCGCCGATCGAGGTCGGTCAGATCGACATCGAGACCGTGGAGCGCGACCGCCTTCAGCTCTGGGCGCAGGCGAAAGTAATCTTCGAGAAGGACGGCATTGACCACCGGAGCGTCGAGCAGCTCTCCGCAGAAGAGAATAAGAAGTACATGTACTCGGACCCATGGGAAGAGGCGGTCTCTCAGTGGCTCGAGCGCGAAAGCCTTCTGCCCGCAGAGGCTCGGCAACCCCTCACGGCAGCAGTAATCCTCGAGCACGCGATCGGCCAGGCAGTTTCGCGTGTCTCTCCTGCGGACGGGCGACGGCTGGCGACGGTCATGGGCACTCTCGGCTTCTCGCTCAAAGTCGCGCGCGTCGACGGGAAGCCCGCGCGCATCTATCAGAAAAAAGTCGAGCCAAAAGATGATGAAGATGATGAAGATGTGCCGTTTTGAGCGTTACAGATGTTACGGATCGGTTACGGATCGGCGAGGCCATCCGTAACACTCTGAATCCCTACTCTCTCAGGGAATTCTTAGTCTCGTTACAGATGTTACGGATGAATTCTTCTAATTGGAGGATTTTTAGAAAGAGAGGCGATACATGCATACATGTATAGGGGTGGGGAAAGCACAAAAAAGCATAACAATAGGAAATCATCCGTAACATCCGTAACGCTGGCCTATATCCAACCGGAAATCCCTGCAAGAGTAGCGAAAAAACTGTTACGGATGTTCGTAGCTGAATCCGTAACACTGAGAGAAAAGAGCTAGGATAAACCCTCAAATGGACTTCACAGAACAGGAACTTCTTATCGAGCGCCTCGACAACTGGGGCCGGGTGTATGGAGAGCGCAGGGCGCCGGGGTGGCGCTCCTCGCTCCTCGGAGTTTTGAGGGAGGTGGGGTACCGGCAGGAGGCGCCTCAGGAGCCGAAGCAGGCCAATGCAGACGAGAATGATGATGAAGATGTGCCGTTTTGA